CACTTTTGAAGGGCAGGAATACATCATAGATGATATGTCCGACACCCAGAAGGAGTTAGCGGCTTTGGTGATTAACAACCAGAATCATGTGAATGATTTGCAAAATAAAATACGAACAAATATGTTCGTTAATGAGCAACTCGCAACCAGTGAAAAGGTTTTTTCCGAAAAGCTGGAGGAATCCAGAGCGCAGTTTAGGGCTGTGCTTTCCCCAGAAGACGAGGAGAAGGCGGCAGCATAATGCTTATTCGACGGTGCGCGCAGGGACACGATGTCCAAATATACCGGAATACACACCCGGACTCCACCCTTACACACACATACCAAGACGGGACAGTAGTGACCCTCGCGTATCCGTCACCGGACAAGGATTACTTCGTAATGGCTGATGGCGCAATGACTAAACGTACAGACAGTTTTGAAACCGCAGAAAATGAATTTATTTCAATTTGCGAAACCAAGCACAGCACATCTAACGGCCATATCGATTGGGTAAAGCATAAGCTTGATAATCATAAGGTAGTGAATCGATGATTAAACCATTACATCAGTTTGTAGGCTGGCAACTGACCAGCGGCCAGCTTGACCACTGGACTGCCTATCACCTTGCTGGTGGCGCGTTCATATGCAAAGTGGCGTTATGGTGTGGTGCAAGCGCATTCTGGGCTGTAGCGACGGTATTCTTACTTGGCTTGCTGTGGGAGGTTGCAGAGTATTTCATTGAAGGTACGGAAGAAGTTTACGGCACTAAAAAGAAATGGGCTTATAACACCGCAGCGGATCTATTTGTTGAAACTGCAATAGCTATTTGGATAGTGGTATGAAACCGAATGAATTCAGAGTGTTTGTTGGGCTGATGCTTGTGTTGCTTGGCATTCTAATAATTACGGTAGTATTAACTGATTGCAGTGGCGGCTGGGAAATAGCTGGCTATGAACTTGACAAAATATGAGTAATGGCGCACGCAGTTATACAGGCAAGGTTATCGGAGACAGCATGGAACTCACTGTCAATTTTCGTTTTTTGCTTAACGCATTTGCGGTGTTCGGGTCACTTTGCTGGGCCTATTTCACTATTGAAAAAAGAATTACAGCATTGGAAGAAAACATTTCCACCGCTAACGAAGAAATCGCGCAGCTGGTTGCAACTCATATTGAGTCTGCAACAAAGGAACGTCAGAAGCTTGAAGAGCGCGTTTCGTTTTACGAAAAAGAATTTTCAGTTAATCTAAACCCCATGTCATGGAGAAAGAAGAAAAAGTAAATGAAAGAGTTCGCAGCGATGTACATGGAGTTAGGCTTTGCTGGACTTACGGCAGTATTCTTTGGATACATGATTGTGAATTTAATAAAATCGCAAACTGTGCAGAGTAAGGTACTCGAAAATTTAAAAGTTGAAAATGCAAAACAAAGTGAAACTATCGAGAATATGGAGTCAATTTTGCTCAAATTATTAACCCGCATTGACCGTGACGGTGACATGCAAAAATCTGAGCGTGACCGCCGGCATGAAGATGTGCTGCGTGAACTGGGGGATTTAACGTCCAGCGTGAGTCGGATCGAAGGTGCAATTAGCAGGATAAACGGCAAATGAAGATCAACGGTGGAATCAGCGTAGGTAATCTTATTACCATAGCGATGCTGGGCGTAGCTATGGCTGTGTCGTGGGGTGCTATGGACAGTAAGTTGATTAATGTTCAAACGCAGCTTGATAAAAAGGCAAACAAAGAATTAATAAATGTACAGCTTAAATACATCCAACGGGATGTGGCTGAAATAAAAGCAATATTAAAAGATACTAAATATGCCAAGGGTCGGAAATAAGCATTTCGCTTACACCAAAAAAGGCAAAGCCGCTGCGAAGCGGTATAAAAAGAAACTTTCTAAAAAAAGGAGAAAGAAATGATTGAGTGGTTTGAGGCAAATTGGATTGCCATAGGCGGTAGCATTGTCAGCGTAGTAGCGCTGGGATGGCTGCCATTTACTAGAGTATTAATTCGTAAGGGCATTGGAGTTGTTATGTCCGAAACATTTTTAAAAGAACTATTTTTCGATCTGGCGGAAAAATACGTTAAGTCTACAAAAACGAAGCTGGACGACACATTTTTAAAGCAATTAAAAAACTCGTTCTAGCGCTATGTATTTTATTTTCTTCATGTAGTGATAATACGATGCTAGACAAAAAGCAAGTTCGCAATGTTATTAACGACGTTTTGCAAAAAATGGGTGAAAAATATGCGTCTAAAGAAGCTATAGAACTGGTTTATAATACTGGCTTAGTAGAATCAAAGTATGTGTATTTGATGCAAAAGGGCGGTAATAATGTTGCCCGTGGCTTCTGGCAGATAGAACCATGGACAAGCGTAGACGCCATCAATAACTATTTAGCGTATCGGCCAGATCTGATGAAGACAGTGGCGAAGGCAGCGAATCTTGATTGGAAGTATTTTACAGATCCAAACGAAGATGATTGGCGGTTTATTCTCACGACAAACATAGCCGCGCAGATAGCGATGTGTCGAGTACACTACCGGCGCGTCCCCAAAAGATTGCCAAAAACCTTAGATGAACAAGCAAATTATTGGAAGGATTTCTATAATACTGCGAAGGGTGCTGGTACGCCAGAAAAGTTTGTTGAGATGGTAAAAAAGTATGGATGATTCGCAGCAGATAGATCGTATAATTCAAGTGATGCAGGAGTTGCAGGGCATGTGCAGGACATTGAATAATTCGCGTGAAGAAAATAGAATTTTAGTTGGTTTAATGGTGGCCTTGATTATGAGTACACCAGTGCCTAATGTCACCATTTTACCTACTAGTAGGAGCATAGCACATGCCTAGTTTAGCAGAATCATATTGTAACATTACCACCGACCTCCAAGCAGTAGCCGACGTATCGGTATTTGACCGTAAGCGCGTACTGCCCAACAACTGGGTAGAGTCGGGTACTTCTGGGCTATACTATCTTCATAACGCTGGATTCTGTAGCGCAATTTTCATGGACGGTGCTGAACAAACGCCAGTTTCAGATACCCCCAACGCTATGGGAGAATGGGAGTACCAAAGCGCATCTGACCGTTTGGACATGTACATAGGCGGATCCAGTGTTGCAGACATGAACTCCCGCAACTGGGAGGAGTCTGAGGATTGGGCCACGCTGAAGCAAAAGGCAGTTGATGAGAGCGCAGATGAAATGCGCAGTTATCTAAACAGGCCCATCTACCCTATCAAGAATGCTACATATCAAGGTGCAGCAGAGCGTAACTATGATTTCATCTTAGTTCGTATCAATGCCATACTTGCTGTTGCGAATCTCGCTCTTAGAACGGATCCAGAGCGCGCAGCAGAGATCCGCGCATTGGCCATCAATGATGAAACTGGACAAGGATTATTAGACAAGCTGCGCAAGCGTGAGTATGCGCTTTGGAATGAAACCACTGCGAAGACAGAAAATGGTATTGTACAAGTCGTGAGTCAGAATTCAAGTTCAACCGGCGGGATCAGCGATATTAAAATGAAAGGGCCGGTATCCACAGACTATGACGAAGTGCGTGTAGTAGTAAGCACTGCCGGTACGGTATCAGCTACTTATGATTCTACGCCTACCGCGAAATTTGATGTATATGTGAAAAACGCAGATGGATTAAAGCGAAATAAAGTTATGTCTGATGTAGTTATTACAGGCGCATATCAATTATTTATTTATAATTCTGAAATTTTATTTGGGTTAGGCGTATATACGCTTAATGATGAGTTCAGCGTAACCTTCCGATCCAGCGAAGTAGCCATAGGCAGTATCCGCAGTGGACAGATCTACCGTACATAATGGCTATTACATTCACCAATCATCTAAAGACCAACGTCTTGGATCCGTTGCAAGCGCTAATTGTGGCAGAATTCGCACAATCTGTATACTATGATCAAGAGTTTGTACAGCGTGGATCCAACTGGTTCAACTTGCAGCCTGTCAGTGATACACTTGAAGAAGATCTCTCCAGCGCTCATACACGGCTGTATGAAGTCGTTATTCAGTATTACAGGGTGGTAAGCGGTGAATATAGGAAAGACACCCATATTGACGCAGTTAGCGCCATTACGGAGCGGCTTAAAAGATTGATACGCAATAACACTTCGCATGAAACATATTTCTTTAATGGTAAACTGAATTCTATTAATTACGCAACAGAAGTGGAAGGCTTGTCACCCGACACTGTATTAGTAGAAGCCAGTTTTACATGCAACGTATTTGAGGTTGTTTAATGATTACAATAGAAAGAAAAAAAGATTGTTCAGAAATTCCAAAGCACAGTAGTCACTGTGGGTTCTCGCGGGAGAATTGGAACAAATTAAATGAAGGCAAAACTGTTAAGGTTGATGAGATTCCAGAAGCTGGTAAAGCATTTGTTCAAGAAGTAAAATCAAGTAAAGGTAAATAGCCATGGCTAATAATACAACAGCATATCAACCCAATGATTTTGGCGTAGGTGTCGTAATTGAATCCGCCACTGGTACTGTAGTTGCAAATACAACGCAGCTATTCACAGACAGTGTCAGTATGCCGTCATTCTCCCCGGATCAAGATCTATCCGCGAAGTCAGGTAAGTTTGTAGCTGATACCGCTGAAATTTATTCCAGTATGTATAATACACCAAGTGAGATTACAGCTACTGGCCTGTTAAACGATACAGTACTGGGTCTGCTGGTGGGAATTTTCCATACTGCGGCCAGCAGTAATGTAATTACAGTTGCAGATTCTTATACTGCGCCATATATATTTCATGGTCAAACTATAGCAGCTACTAAAGAAACCTATACAGTTAAACTTCTTTCACCAGCAGTAACAGACAGTGATGGCTCATCAAACTCTTCTGGTAATAGCATTCATCTCCCCGGTTGCTGCGTGACAGCGCTATCGATATTTGGCGATGCCGGTACAGATGGCGGCCGCTTAAAATACAGTGTTACGTTTAAAACCGGCTACTCCCCTGCATTTACCGGCGCAGCTGGTTCTACCACAGCGCCTGTAACCACTGGCCTACAAACAATTCACGATTTAACATACCGCACTGTTGCCGGTGTAGCATCGCCTGTCATGTCTAGTTTTAATTTTTCTATCGAAAACCCAGTTGATTATGTAGGCTGGGATCCAGTGAATAACGTACCTTATACGATAAATCGCAGCGTTCCAGAAGGGCCGATAGTTAATTTTTCTGCAACCGTTAAAGTTGATACCGATACCAAAGGTTTACTGGCAAATTATATGAATGCCTCTAAACAAACTAGCCTAATAAATAACTTAGGTGATCACAGCGGTCAGGCAGCTGCAAAAACTTCTGATACCAACTGGGCATTCCATTGCACCGCAGCCATAATAACCGGAATGAGTTTAAACGAACAGGCAGCTATGATGTATGACGTCGAGCAAAAACTCTTATTCGGTTCTCTCACAGTTAGAAACACCTAAATGACAGTAAAAACTGATCACGGCGAATTTACCGTCCGTGATATCACCTTCGCAGAGCGTAGAGAACTGCACCGCGCAGAGATCCGTGCCGCCAAAGGTACGGAAGAGATCGACGCAGAAGCATTTTATGAACTCCTAGAACATGTTCGTGAACTTGCTTTTGAGGACAGCGAAAAGATCTTTGCCGAACTAAATGACAACGAAATTGACGCAGTTTTAGTAGAGGTCTACAACGCATACCGCGACGGAATATCTAAAAAAAAGTAATTCAGCACCGCATCGCCGTTTGGATGAGTTTTAAGCAAGCGCAGCCAAACGACCTTGAGTTTCCATATCAAGCGATCAGTCCTACTACTGGTGTATCAGTAACGTACACAGAGGACGAGTTGTGGTGCGAGATAGATCGCATCCTTGCTGAAGATACACAAAATAAATTCACCATTGGCCAGCAGTGCTATTTTAATCTAATTAATGGCTGCTGCAACCCTGCTTATTTTCTTAACAATGAGATCGTAATGAATCTTGAAGAATTTATGATGATTAAACGCTTTAGCATACCTATGGCCAGCGACATAGATAACGCCATATACGACCGCCTAGTCACCTTTAGCGCTATAGATGACGAATATAATGCAATAATGAAACTCAAGAAAACAGATGGCTAGATTTGTAATTGATATCCAAACCCGCGGTTTTAACCAAGCCAAGCGGCATCTGGCTGATGTAAGTAATACTACACAGCGTTATAAGGTTACTAACGATCAGACTAAAACAGCCACCGGAATGCTGCGTAAAGAAGTAGGACTGCTTCGTAATAATATGCTTCTTTTAAGCTTCGCCAGTGGCGTAGTTGTAACAGGGCTTGGTCGATTTATTCAAACTGCATCTGATGCAAAAGAGCAAATGGATCAGTTCAATATTGTATTTGGTGATTTTGCGCCAGAAGCAGAAGCATTCGCATCCAAGATCCAATCCAGTTTTGGCATAGCAAAATCAGAAATGATCTCGCTTATGAACAGTCTTCAAGACACATTTGTGCCTCTGGGCTTTTCACGGGAACAAGCCACTGAGTTATCTATATCCTTATCGCAGCTGTCTCTTGACGTTGGTGCATTTAAAAATGTTGCAACCAGCGAAGTGGCCAACGCATTTACCAGCGCAATTATCGGTAATCACGAGGCGGTAAGAAAATTCGGAATCAGTTTAACTGAAGCAACTCTGGAAACAGAAGCTATGCGTCTTGGCCTCATCGAAGCTGGCGATGAAATGAATCAAGAAGCCAAGATCCTGTCGCGCATAAGTCTCATTTCGCGTGGAACTGCTGATGCAACAGACAATCTCACAAAGACTCAAAAAGAATTTGCCAGTATGCTGCGTGGTACTCAAGGTCGGTTACAGCAAACACGCGAAGAAATTGGCCAAGTATTGATACCATTCGCAAAATTAGGGCTGCATTTAGTTGATTTTATCGCTACTGGAAATCGGGCAACTATTATGTTTAGTGGCCTTAGTGTTGCGCTGATAGCTTATAGTTTTTCTGCGATGAAAGCAGCATTTGCCACAGCAACACTTACAGCAACCATGATGAGGAATATTTATATTCTAGCTGCAACGGGTATTGCACTTGCAATAAACGAGATTGGTAAAGCTATAGGGGCGTGGGGCGATACAATGTCTGATACTGCAATTGAGGTTAAGAAACTTGATGATCTCCTTAAAGACTTTGAACAGGCACAATTAGATTTATCTGGCGGAACTAACTCAGCTGCGGAAGCTGCGAGGGAACATAAAGAGGCATTAGAAGCGCAGCGGCAAGCCATTGAGGGCAGTGAAAAAGCTTTAGAAGTGCGACTCGCATTGATGAAAGAAACCACCGAAGAAGGCAAAGCCCGTGCGCGTGTATGGGCTGAGGAACAGCGCGCTTTAACTTCTTTAGAATTAAGACTACTTCAGGAAATTGATGCGATAAATGCAGAAAATAAAGCTAAGAAAGAAGCTATTAAATTAGAAAAAGAGCGTCTTGATCTATTTAACAAAGAATCATCACAAACTGATGCTATAGCAGCTGCGCAACAACAGATTGCACTGATTCAAGCTGAAATGCTTGGTAAAAGCGATGTAGAAATCGAAACGCTGAAATTGAGAGATAAATTATATCAAGATCTCGCAAAAGCTATGAATGATCAAGCTGGGAATTATGCGTTTATATTAGATCTAGTAAAAGAAGGCCATGATATTTCAGTATTGGAAAATGCAGTTTTGGAGGACAGTACAGAATTAACAGATGATCATATTGCAGTATTAATAAAATTATTTAAGGAGAAGAAATCTCAACTAGAGGCGAATGAAGATCTAACCAAATCTGAAAAGCAAGTAAATGAAATAAGAAAAGATCTTTCTGCACAGACAATATTAGCACTCAAAGATGTTGAGCGCGTCAATATGCAGTTAACTGGTGCAACAGAAGATGAACTACGAGTGCATGACGCAAAGGCAAATGTATTATCAGAACTCACAAGCGTTGCTGAAGATTATGGCCATAATATAACTCAATTGAACAGCAATCTGGCAGATGGCGAAACCATGGAAGGTAAATTAATCGCGATACTGCGCAGTAAAAATGATGAAACAAGAAATTATGTAGATACGCTGCTGGCATTATCCACCCTACAGGAAACACTCAAACTGCAAGAAGAACAGCGTGCTGCTTTAGACACAATCTTTCAAGACAATTTATCACACCAGATCGAAGCGATTGAGGAACAGGCTGAACGTTTCCGTCAATTAAAAATAGATGAAGTCGCAATCACGGAGTGGGCAGAAGAGCAAAAATTGCAGCTGGCCATGAATCGCTTAGATCAAGAGTATCAAGGAATGGAAATATTCAGCGGCGCATATAATACATTTATTGACTCTCTCACCGATGTAGCCATGCATGGCGCCGACAGATATGACAGAGTTATGGAAGCTATGAAAAGTTCCATTGTCAAGTTTTTTGCTGATATGCTTGCTGAAAAAATAAAACTTGCCTTGGCGCAACAAGCTATTGACACTGCAAGCCAAATTACATCGGTTGCCACTACCGCAATTACAGGAAAGCTTGTTGCAAAAAACTGGGCAACAGCAGCAGCCATGGCATCCACTGCAACAGCTGGCGCGTCAGCTGTAACTGGAGGTCTAGCATTAGACGTGGCTGTAACTGAAGCAAGGATATTAGGTTCTGGCACACCAGGATCATTCAAAGAGGGTGGCATCATTGGCGGTCAATCCCATGCTCAAGGCGGCACATTAATAGAAGCCGAAAAAGGCGAATTCGTTATTAAAAAAGATACTGTGAACAGGATTGGCGTAGATAATTTGCGCAAGATAAATAATCTAACTTTTGATCTTGCAAATATGATGGTAAAACCCGGAATGGGTAATGTGGTAACAGCTACTGCTATTAAAGAAGGAATGAGCGCTGGTAGATATGAGCAAGGTGGACTTATAGCAGCTACTGCTATTAAAGAAAGTATAAGCGCTGATAAGTACCAGCAAGGTGGACTTATAACGACTACTAATTTTAATATACCATCTGTCCCAGATGCACCAAGCAGCGGCAATATCACCATAAATATAAGTGCGCCTCTTGTTGATGAAACAGTGGTAGAATCTATCATCCCGGCCATTGATCGCGCAAAGCGGCTTAACCTTGCGTAATGAGTCTAACGCTTCCCAGTGTATACTCTGCGGCCGCGCAAACAGGCAATATACAGGAAAACTGGTTATTCCAATTATATTATGATGCCAGCAACTTTGTTGGCGTAGCTTTTACAGATACTAGGGTAACCAGCGTTAATTATTATGGTGTAGTCACCAACAAGCCCAACATCCGCTCCAGTATAGATCTCGCAAACTCCACTGCGAAAACTGGCAACGTATCAATTACGCTGGCCAACTTCAGATATAATAATGATGACTTCTCTGCTGAATTATGGGGAACCAGAAAATATATAAATCGTAATGTAAAGATCTACAGTCAGTTAAATGCCAACGCCACATTAACCAACTGCCTCCAGATCTACCAAGGACGCTTAATTGATATCAGCCATGACGCAGATACAATCACACTCAGTGTTACAGAGCAAAGGCCATGGGACTTTACCACCATCCCGCAGGACAAGACAGCTGCCACGCAAAGCAGTGTCGCAAAGAATGTATATATCCCAGTTGTATATGGCGCCTATACACCCAATGCGAATACACATGGCGGTCAAGGCTACGCCGTATCCAAAGCAGTATGGCCAATGCCTAACGTAACTGACACAGGCGATCTTGTTCTTGGAATGCCGTTCCAGACTCTTGATGGTACAGGAGGTACTAAAGAAGCACGACTGCACATCTATGAAAAAGGCCCAGATATTTTCCCAGCAATTTCATCGGCAGATGGCGGCACATCATTTAACGATTCTACCAAGGCGTTTGATGGCCAGCATGTAGCATATAACCTAAATGAAATGTATCGTGGGTTTACTACCAAGCCGATCCGTAGGCGTGCAGATGATGACAGCGATGGAGGCAATGCGATTGATTCTCCATTGGCGCATGATGCATCAACGTCACGCAGTAGGTTGCAGCATGTAATGGAGGTTCTTGGAGCATCGGGTAGTGACACAGAATACTTCAGGTTTGATTGCCCCGCAGTGAGCGGAAAAGTAACAGTGTTTAGCATGACAGTAAGATATACTTTGATAACAGCGGGAACGGGACATTATAATCCAGCGGGGGCAAATGTTGGCTTTTCATACGCTTTCAGCAATACAACTGTAATTGGAGCGGCTACCCGCAGTGATTCAATACAGTCCCACACCAACCCCGGAACTACAGCCACTACAACAAGCAGTACAATTAATATGTCTACTGATGTGGCAAATAATGGCTATAAGCTACCAGACTATATTGAATTAAAATCTCATATTAATGAGCCAGCCAGTATTTATTCTGGCACAGTTACAGCCACAGTTGATTTATACGATATACGGCTCTATATCAAAGCAGAAGACGTTTACGATGATGGTAAAGGCTCCAAGGAAAAAGCGCAGGAAATCAAGCTGTTTTGCGGCGCAGACGGGTATTCTAATTCATTCAGTGGAGGCAGTGGGACTGCTGATACTGGTTTAGAAATGCATCGGGACTTACTTGCGCGGTTCACTAATTATGATGCTGCTGATAACGCAATATATAATTGGGATACATCGCTGCCATCCAGCGGATCCTTGAATGTTGAATCTTTGCGGATCACAACTGCATGGAACACACGCTGGTGGGCGCTGGAGCCAGTAGAATTGAAAAAAGTATTAGAGCAAGTCCAAAAAGAATTCTGCTTCATATTCAAATGGCGTGCTGATGGATCCGGCAGCTACTGGTTCGTAAAGGATAGCTATTCATCCGGTGATGTAACGCAGACGCTTAATATGAATGACATCAACAAACTAAAGATCAGCAATACGCCATTCTCTGAGTTGCTGACAAAGATGAAGATCGCCTACGAAAAACATCCTGCACGCAATGCGCATCTAAGCAGCGTGACCAGCGAAGACACTACCAATAATCCGCGCACTACTTGGAACATCCAAAGCAAAGAGAATATTTCTGATGTTAAGCTGGACATGAACGTCAATAAACCGGGGAACGCTGATCCCGGTGGCGGTGATGCAAATGATGGTTTCGCAGATTATTATATGAATATCTTCGGAGATATAAAAAAGATTATTACATGCACAATTGTGAATCCAGCAAAAGGCTATGGGCTAGAAACTGGTGACATAATTCAGTTTTCCAATACCGCTGGTGAGATGCCGGTGGAACCATTCAACGATAACTGGGCCGATTACTACATGGTCATCGATTTACAACGCTATGCCGGTGGGACGGTAAGCATAACTGCCAGAGAGGTATCATAATGAGTTATAATAGAATTGCCACATGTCGCGCATATACTGATTGGATCAGCAAAAGTCTGGCATCTGGATGGATTACATCAAGTCAAATCACAACTGTACGCACAGATTCTGGTACGTTTGCGCTGGACAGCGGGAATATCATGGATCTGTTTGATTTTAAGCCGCAGCGCTATGTCGTTGTTCCCAAAGAGCATAAAGAGTTCTACATCCAATTAGATACAGAAGTGTCTAATGATCTTATTGGTGAGTCCAACTTTCTTGCTATCATGGGCCATAATCTTCATTCAGCTGATGCGTTATTTAAAGTGCAGATAAGCGACCAAGACGATATGAGTGGCGATACAGAAACTGTCAGTGATGCAGATTATTCTGGGCATGATAAATTAATTAATGCAGCTGCTGATGGTTCTGCAAATGAATGGATAGATCCAGCTGATAATGGCTGGACATTATTCACTTGGACAGATGATACCAGCGCTGGAAATAATCGTTATTTACGAATCACTTTCCGTGAGGATAATGATGCTGGTACAAACTTTGATGCCGATATCCACCTTGGGGCCATTTTGTATGGAGAATATTTTAGCTGGCCAACAGCTGCGCAAGTAGATGCAAAAGTTGGCGCAGAATATGATGGCACAACGATTCAAAAAGCAATGGGCGGCAGTGAGTATGCTAACAGCACGCACTTTGGCGGCCCTATGTGGGCATACACTCCATGGATGTTTAACTATACCAGCACCACTAATATCGGTGTTACCAGCGGTAATCCTTACTATTACGATAATTCAATTGGACGCAGATCTCTGGCGTTGAATTTTAATTATGTAGCAGATACTGATCTATTCCCAGAAAACGTATTTAGTGATGATACGTCAAAAAATATAGATAGCGCGGATATTCGTACTCAGTTTTATAATCGCATACTGGGCAGACATAACCCAGTGCTGTTTAGTATAAATGAAAGCAGCACAGATGAAAGCGATTACGGTATCTATAGATTGCAGAATGATCTGGTGGCAAACCAGATCGCATCGCGTACATGGAACTTCAACCTAAACCTCCGCGAAGCATGGTAAAAATCTTGGCTCCGCCTTGGCTCCATTTTCCCTGCATTATACTGCCTTTTATTGCCCGATTTGTAAAAAAGTAGTAGAAACAAAAAACCCCCGGTTAAGGGGGTTTCTCGTCGACAAAATGGTGTAGCGGAGGAGGGACTCGAACCCCCGACACACGGATTATGATGCCTCGTGTTCCCCGTCAGTAAATCGCGACCTTGGCTCCACTGTGGCTCCAATTTGTCATGCGTTGCCTTTTAGTTCGGTGGTTAACTGCTCAAATGCTGCATCATTTAAATACCGCTGCGTGTCCATTGAAACTGGCGCATAATGTGACTTAACCATCTCCACGGATTTATCACCAATTGCGTATGCAGCTGCGGTATCACTATGAGTCTTTTTTTCTGTAAGCTGCGCTTTAAGCCGGCGTAGATCATGGTTAGTGAAATCAAGACCAGTGATCTGTTTGGCTTCATTCATCTTAGTCCAAATCCAGCGATACGCATGTGGTATTGGGCGATCAAACTTATCTACCTCTTTCCACTTTTTAAAGATCTTAACGACCTCTGGATGCAGCGGTGCGCGCTTGCGGCGTGCGTTGGATCCCTGCTTGCCCACCCATAGCATTATCTCGTCTTTTTTAAGATCCACATGATGCCAGTGCAACTCCTTATCGCGTTCACCAGCATTGAAGCCAGCCAGTTCCGTAGCGCGAACTCCGATCAGCGCATACACTGTTACCAGTTCGCGATGATACTCAGGCAGCGCTTCATTATTGAACAGACGCTGGATGTTGCCAGTAGTCCATTCAAACACCTTTAACGGCTGCAATTCACTTTCTTTGAATTTATCGCCCATACGGCCATTTTTAATGGGGTTGAAGGTGATTAAGCCATTGCCATCTTTTCCGCCGTTTTCGCGGGCAAATTCAAAGGCTGTGCGTATATCGCCAAGATAACTGTTTATCCCGCGACGGCTACGGCCCATTGCTTCCCGGTGTGCCTTGTAGATCCCCCAGCCGGTACGCTTACCAACGCCCATATACCGATCCAAACCGCGAATCATTTCCACTGGTGTAGTCTCTGGGAATACTTCCGTTACGGTGTTTAGCACTTGGTTGTATTTCCGTACTGTATTGTAATTATCAATATCTGAAAGATAAGTATCACGAAACAGATCAAATACATCTTTGATGGTAACGACTTTTTCATCTTCATTCCACTCTTTGCGCCAATCTTGGTTAGTACGCTTCAAGTATTCTATATGTTCATATTTGCGAAATGCATCCTCTTGCTCACGCTCAGTTTTGAAACATATCTTTGTGCGCTTACCACTCACAGGATGAGTAAAACTCACTTGATATGGTGACGGCCTATTTATTCGATGTGATTTATTTGCCATTATTACTTCACCTTCCGCGAGAGTAGCACCGCTTGCTCATGGCAATATTCCTGAGTGGATCTTGCGAAGCGAATAAACTCTGGCTTTATGTTAACGCATTCTTTGCATCCGGTCTGCGTGGTTGAGCCATTTATGCTGGGCGCAGCGTGATGCGGCATAACGGTCTTCATCCCGTCTTCGCGTACCTTACCAGCTAACTGGGTCAGCGCTGATTCTACTATGCGATTAATCCCGTCAAATGCGTCGGGATTAACACGCACACCAAGGTCATTTAATAAGCGCTTGACCTTGCTTTTTTGTATTAGTGTCATGTTGTTGTCCTTTTGTTGGTGTGGTTATTAACAGTATTTTAATTCGCCAAACAGGGCGTACTGTACAATGCAATCAGCGTCACCGGCGTCTATATCGCCAGTATCTATGCTGAATGGCCAGATCCACTCCTTTGAATCAAGCCACTTTTGCAATCCTATTAAAAAACTAATTCTGGTCATGGTTGGCGCAGTGTCTGCGTCGGATTCGTTCTCGAAAAATACCAGCTGCGCCTTATCACTGAAACCAATCACTTCCCATGCGTAATCTACTTTCTGGTTATCGTCATTCAATACTTCGTATTGATCGCACCAGTAGTTGATCCCGCCTTCAATAGCAGTGCAGAGTATATCATTAATATCCTGCGGCGGTAATTCGATTTTCAGAGTAATTAGTGTCATATCTATCCTATATGTTGATTATTTAACTGTGTAATATAGGGCAAAATAGTGAAATAAACTACATTTACCATTGCCTTACCAGTATCCGTTTGTTAATATAACGCATTATGAGTTACAAAATATCAACAAACAACATGCGGACACTCCAGCAAATTATGATGGAATATAATCTATCAGTTAGGGCGCTGGCTCGTTATATAAACTGTTCAGCATCGCTGCTTTCATTAATGATGAATGGCAAGCGCACATTCAAACTGAAGCACAAAGATAATATTGTAAAAGTTCTGAATATTAGAGAAGACATCAAATGGACGAACCAGTAAAAACAATGCAAGAATGGCTGACGATTGGCCAGACGGCAGAGTATCTAGGCGTGTCTGAGCGTGGCGTAAAATCCGCCATAGCACTTAAAATATCTGGCAAAGGCAACCATGATCTGATCACTAAAAAATTTGGTGTCAGGACGTTAATAAAACGTAGCAGTTTGGATGCATTAGAAAATATATACACACATGAAAAATTTATTAATTAACTCCGCAATGGGCGGCGCATATGGCCTCTTCTCTTATCTATCCTTTCGTTAGGGGTCGCGCCGCCCTGTGATTTATCTGATCCACATACCAGATAAAGCAGAGCGGGTAAGGTTTGCAGCGGAAATCAAAAAAATCATACCAGACTCACAAGACTTTATTCCCGGCAAACGCAAACATGTATATCAGCCCGATATTGGCATGAGATATTCTAAAATAGAAGAAAAAGAATTGACGCAGATTGAAGCGTTAATTGAACGTCGTGGTTACAGTATATATAAGCAAGAAGGCCCAGATCACTCCGAGCCTTCTGCTTCTGCTGGAGTTAACCACAACTCACAACAAAAAGACAACCTAGGAGGTTAATCATATGGATTCACTTTTACCAGCGGATTATGAAATTCCCCAATCTGGCAATGGCGGCATGTTCGCAAAACTGGAACAGGGGGAAAATCGATTCCGAATTCTCGATGTACCAACCATGGGTTATATCTACTGGGTGGACAAGACGCCAGTGCGCGTTAAGTCTGCCAGTGATGCACCCAGCGGTGAAAAACCAAAGCACTTCTGGCACATGCCAGTATGGATGGACGATGAAGTAAAACTGATGGATATCGATAAAGCTACGGTGATAAAAGATCTAAAACGTCTGGACGATTCAGATGAGTGGGGCAATCTGCTGCACTACGATGTGATCGTAACCCGCGAGGGCCAGAATTTGGATACCACATACGCAGTTCAGCCATGCCCTAAAGCAGACCTTCCATCAGAAGGTGCGGAAGCATGGACAGCGTTCAAAGATGAATACAATGGTGATGATGTCTTTGATGGCGGCCAGACCAGCACCGAAAAAGAAAACATATTACCTTGGAAAGCTGACGATGCAAAAAAGCCAAATAAAGATGCCTAACGCTTCAGGGCGAAAGGGTTATCGGGGAGAAGCTGAGGTTGTGCAGATTTTGCGCGACCTTGGCTTCAATGCCCAGCGTGCGTATGGCTCAGATGGCCGCGCACTAGGTGAGAAAAGCGATATAGACGTAAAAGCAACCAAAGGTGATATCACCTTATTAGTACAAGTAAAACGCCGCAAAAAGATCGCTAATTATTTAAAGTTTAATAACGCCAATGTAATAGCCGTGCGACAGGATCGCGGTCCATGGGTGTATATGTTATCTGAAGAAATATTTCGAGATGTATTCCAAACTGAGATGATTGTTACAGATGATTGGGATGAGGAGCCAGATGACTCTATGGCTGATGCGGAATGGTTAGCATCAGCTGGCTGGGGTACAGATGAGGATTATCAATAGTGCCAGACTTTAACAAGAAAATTAAGCGGGATCTAAAAGGTTTAACAAAAACGGCTAAAGTTGGTGAAAAAGGTGGCAACCGCCTTGATCCCGCGCTTTTAAAGAAAATGACAGATGTCGTTGGATCCAGCATCGTTAAGGTGCTGGAGAACTACAAATTCGCGCAACCTAATCTGGGCAGCGAAACTATGCGATACAAGATTGCCAGTGAGATACTGGATGATATTATTATAAGAATAAGGGGCGTTCAACAAGACCCGGAATGCTAATGATTTACGAAGAATTCAATAAGGGGGAAAAATGGTAGAAGTAAGTAACTGCTGCGGCGCAGCATATCGTGAGCCGGGATGGCCAGATGTTGATATATGCTCGTGCTGCAATGAGCATTCAGAGCCTATCACTCAAGAAGAACCATCAATCGAAGTGATCGATCTCGATAATGAATTTAATTGGGCGCAATACAAAAAAGATATTATCGAAAATACTGTTAAAGCATATGGCAGCAAAGATAATGCTATCGTTACAATGCACGCCAAAATTAAAAGTTTGCAAGTTGAAGCAGATTCGCTTAGAGAAATGATCGATTGGGACAACGAAGAAGGATGACCTACGAAGAATTTAACAAGTTCAGAGATGATTTCTTAGCGCGGGCCGGTTCCCTGAGCGCGAAAAAGTCCGAAGAGTATACAATATCATCAGAAGATAAGCTTTATAATTTTAAGCATGTAGCGTCGCGGCTGGGGATTACCCCAGAACAAGCGCTAATGACCTATGTATTAAAGCATGTCGATGCTATCTGCAACGATGCCAAAACAGGCGCTATAGTCTCTGAAGAAACAGTGGAAGCGCGTGCAATGGACATTGTTAATTACATGATTTTACTGGCTGCCTATAAAGCCCACATACCACAGGAAAACAATAATGGAAAACCAGAAACTAACATTAGTCGAGCAATCGCTGGCGATGACAGCGGGGATGCATCGATTTCTACAGAACCAGAAAAATGGAACCAACTCCAACAGCAGTAGACTAGATAAAGATGTACGCGGAGTTGGCGGCGAAATTACAGTAGCAAAATGGCTTAACGTATATCCCCAACTCACCACTGGCCCACATCGTGGCGGCCCGGATCTTGATTTCAAGGGCGAAACCATTGATGTTAAGACCACGAAACACAGCCCAGCGTTTTTAAAGGCCAGCTTAAAAACTAAAGTCACGGCCTCTGATATATATATACTGGTCCACGAATCAGTATTCCCGGTATACAAGATTATTGGCGCCATACGCGCAGAAGAATTCATACAAGAAGGCAATATTAACGATACCGGCTGGGGGAAAGAATATAGCCTTGAAGAACACCAGCTGTATAGCCTTGAAGTTGCGCTGGAAAAACCAAATGTGAATGAAACATTCTTACCTTGGAATCACACCATAAATGAAAACGCATGATAAAGGGATGATTGGTGAACTTGCTGTGAGAAAAAGTTTGCTCGAAATGGGGTATTCTGTTTTTTTGCCGGAAGTAGATAACGAACAAATAGATTTGATTATCGAGCAAGACAATGGTCAGTTTCGCAGAATTCAAGTCAAAACAGTTTTGACGCAGAAAACTTCTACCAGCATTGAGGTTAATATGCTGAAGTATAAGAACACTGGACGCGTTGACGTTGTGGCAATTTATTACGCTCCAAAAGATATCATCGCATACGTTCCGTATGAGAACCAACACAGTATCAATCTGGCGCTTACCACTGGTAAAAATAACCAGAAAAAAGGCCGCAAATGGTTCTACCAGTATGAACGCTTTCCAGAATTTTCGTGAAAAAACCACTAATGACAATAGGATGTGAAGAAATGAAAGACCACTACGCTGGCAGCATTGCCTACGATAATCATAACGACGTATGGGAAGACAAGACGGTGATTGCCTTTTCGTACAAGGAACTTGTACAAGATATGAAAGAAGTAATGACCAAGCGGCGTAACAGCGAAGTGTTCTTTGCTGCTAAAATAGTTAATGGAGTAGAAAATGATATCACGGAAAAAGTCCGAATCGCATGCCAGTGACCAAGCACCACAAAAAGAAGTACCCGCATTCCGTATGGGTGAAACGGCGGAACAAACGCCGCGCAGCGGCAAAGCAAGCCTCAAGACCAAACTTATTAGAGCGGCCGGCGGCTACGGAGGTTTTACAGCAAAATACGGAACATGTGCGTTCAGCACGACCCAAGCGGCATGTAGGAAGCTGGTTTCAAGGAATTCGCCGTGCTTTTGCGGGTCTAAGACGAAATTCAAAAAGTGCTGCATGAATGGGTGAGCATTATTCACTGGAAATTGAAAAGCGCGGCGCACTGTTCCGTGCTGATGATCACTTAAAATATTGCGTTAGATGTAACATAATCTGGGAAAAAGTCAATCGCTCGCTGCATGGTAAGCACTATGAGTATTACTTAACAACACATATACCTACATATGGCAAAGAACGCAAAACATGTCCCAGATGCGTTAAAAATAAAAAACAAGGGGTGTAACGTATGGATGGAGTATTTACGAGTGGAAATATCTCAAGACAAGAAATTATTAGAATATATGAGTGGCTGCTTACAACCGGGAAAATACAAAAAGGCGGCGCAGCACATAAAAGACTTAAAGATCTAAAACATAGACTCACAAAAGTAATATGGAGGTGACCATGTTCATAATTCAAGTAGCTGAATGGTGCGTGGAAGCGCTGGTGCTGGCACTGGCATTCTTCTTTTTAGCAATGGGTACACTGTTATTCGCAACTCTAATTAGTATAACAAAACAATCAATAGATAGGTTCATAAATGAAAAAGAAAAAAATACACGGCAGTAATTATATATTAAATGATGGATCCCGCGCTGGCAGCGTGACTACCATTATCAATAGTGAACTTGGGTGGAACAAACAAACACTCATAAACTGGGCCAAAAAGCTGTCCACGCAGGGATATGATGTGGATGAGGAACTAAGAGAAGCACAGCAAACAGGCATTCTGCTGCACTTGCTTATTGAAGGCCACCAGAATGGCTTTGATGTATCTACGAAAGACTTTACCCGCAGCCAAGAAGAAACTGCGCTGATTGCATTTGGCGGCTATATGAAATGGGTCAATCTGGGACGTTATGTCTCACTGGCCAGCGAAGTTACGCTGGTGAATGAGGAGTTGCGCGTTGGAGGGACTATTGACAGCATCGGTACAATGGAAAATGAATTGGTGATAACTGACTTTAAATCATCGAAGTATGGACCCTACAAAGAACATATAGTCCAGCTGGCTGCCTATACCTATATGTATGAAGCCGCGCAGCCAAAAGCGAAAATAGCGCATGGGATGATACTGCGCTTTGGCAAAGAGGATGGGAAGTTTCACCAACATAAAATTGAGCGGGAGAAATTGGAATGGGGACTCAGCGTTTTTAAACACTGTGTTGCGCTTTATAATCTGAAAAATAATTTCTAGTGATCGATCCCCGCGATATTTTTGATACGATCAACAGCAGCGGTGGCCGCGCCAAATGCCCAATAAAGGATACACCGGCGGAGTGTGTCCATCCTGACCGGGAAGATTGGTGCGTGCAAATCAATAGTGACTTCGCCTATTGCCACCGCTGCGAAAAAAACTGGTGGCTTGTCGATAAAAATAATGAACGTATAGTAGATAGCTATACACTGAAAAATACCAGAGCGCCACTGTTTGAACGCAGTAGCAAGGCTGCGGATGATAGCGGGTTTGATGAAGCAAGATCTAACTATTTAAAATTTTATTCAGATATATTTGAATTATTAAAGCTGCCATGGAATGACATCGCTCTGGATGATGTATACGGCGTTGGTGTCTGCGAAAATAGCGATGGCAAAGCGCAGCTAATGTTCAAAATTAATGATGACCATATTAAACTTCACAAAGGGCCGCAATTTGGTGTGGATAAAAAATGCAAAATATATCCACAGGAACTGCCTGAGCATCTTGGTTCCCTGCTGATCGTCGAAGGCGAAAAAGACGCCATCAGCGCAAATTGTCATGGTGCGCCAGCTATCACCTTCACCTCCGGTGCTGGCGCACTGCCCTCTGATCTCGATGTGTTAAATGATGCGCATGATCTGGTGCTTGTTTATGACAATGACGATAAAGGCCGCGAAGGCGCCAAAAAGGTGGCATCTACGCTATATAATAAGACGCGTAAGATCAGAATCTTTGATTGGAGCGGGAAACCAGAGAAATATGACCTCACCGACTTCTTTGTGGATGGGTATACTAAGGATGATCTCTATCGCATGATCGATGCGCTGCCGGTCTTTGGACAGGAGCCGGTGGATCTTGGCGGGGCAGTGGTGTATAACCCAAAAGATTTTATGGCTACTTTTAATAATCCGCCAGATGATATCTGCGATCAGATACTATTTGAGTGCGGTACGGCCGGCGTGGCAGCGGCCACCAATGTGGGTAAATCCATATGGGCGTTGCAGTTTGCAGCCAGCGTGGCCATGGGAGTGCCGTTTCTGGGCCATTTTCGCGTGCCTAAAGCCCGGAAAGTGCTTTATATGCAGTATGAGATGCTTGATGATGTGATCGGGGATCGTCTGGCGCTACAGACAAAACCGCTGATGGAAAAATATCCGGTGGAAGCGCATTTATTAAATGAGAACCTCATGGTAAGCGTTAATGGACAGAAAGACCTATTTTCAGACTAATATGATATGGTGGAAGGCAATCTGCGCCACGGCGAGTATGAACTGATTGTGATTGATAATCTTTACTCCAGCAGCAATGTGGATACTGTGAAAAACTCTGCGCTGATCTCACTACTGGCCAGAATCACTGAATTAAAGAATAAGTATAAGGTTGCAGTGCTGATGGTGAACCACCATAAGAAACAAAATGAAATAGCTGTGCTGGATCCTGCAATGGTGTTCGGCGGCAGCGCTTATACAAACTGGCTGGATAATCTGGTGCAGCTGGCAGGGACAGCAGTGAGCGCTGAATTAAAAGTTATGAAGATTACGAAAGTGCGCAAGCGCAGCGATCTGCACTGGATCCCAACTGGGATTAAACTGCATAATGAAGAAGGGTTGTGGATGGAACATCTCAGGCCACTGCCAAAGAATGAAATGTTCTGGTATACGCAGCAAAAAGAAAACGATATGGATCGCGTTTTGAATGCGGTAATTATGGATGGAGATAACTTCAGTGTAGAGAGTTTCGCTGCTGCGCTGGAACAAGTTTTGAAGATTACCAGTACCAGAAGTATATACAAATGGATCGATAAAATGGTGGATCTTGGGCTGATTCATAAAGTGGAACGAGGTCATTTTGTGAAGATTCGTACTGATTTAGATGACTTTTTGTAGTGTTGACACGAAAACCATGATACACCGTAAGTGTAAAATATGTAAAAAAGGTAAAAAACCAATTTTTACACCACTATGCAAAAGTAAAGAAGTCTTATAGAGAAGAAATTTTACATTTTTTACATTTTTTACACTTTTTGTGCATCGAGGATTTGGGGGTGTTGACATAACTTTTTTCGATATTTGTAAATATTCGCAGGAAAATAATAAAGAATGCGTTTTTGCAATGAAAAATGGCAATGATGTAAAATGCAGCGCAATCATGGGGTGGTGGCATGATTTGAGTATCAAAAACATTGATCGCTGTTTTATTAAACAGCTGGGCCGGGACAAGCTGGCGTGGCGGAACAGAATGCTGAAGCAAGCGAAAATGAAAAAAAAATTCTAAGGGTCGAAAATATAACAGGCCGCGGATTGGTGGAAAAATTTGGATCCTGAAATGAAAAATTTCGCAAAATTTGACCAGTGATAAATCGCGGTTCTAGGTGTGGCCAGCAATCAAAAAAAAGTTTTTTCAACTATTTTTCAAGCGGGTTTTTTGGCCATGGCCAGCGCAGCCAGGACAACGCCGCCGCGCAGCGGATCCATGGCCAGCGCTGCGCGGATCCGGCCAGCGCCGCGCGGATCCATGGCCAGCGCAGCGCAGCGCGGCCAAATTTGCGCATTAGATCCTAGTTTTTTGTAATTGTGGCCACATGGCCGCGCGGCTGGTTTGCGGCTTATATGGCCAAATTTGCGCGGATCCATGGCCAGCGGCGCTGATCCATGGCCAGCGGAG